TTCGCGGATTTTCAGGGCTGGAAGGATTCAGACCGCCCCTCCCCTTGATCATGAGCGAACCTTACGACCGATCCTGTTGTGGCAGTCGTGGCAGAGAGCACGCAGGTTCTTCCACTCCCAGAACAAAGACAGATCTTCTTTAGCCGGAACGATGTGGTCAACAATCTCAGTCGGACGAGTCAGTCCGTTGCGCTCGCATTCCGAACAGCATGGATGACGACGCTTAAACGCAACACTCAACTTGCGCCAGCGCTGCGTACCATACAGCGAGTCAGAATCAGAACGACGCTGGTTATAATCCCGCTGCCCAGCCAGACGATCAGCACGCTCAGCAGGCTTATGCGTATCGCAATAACCTGAGCGAACCAACTCCCCACAACCCGGATGACGACAGAATGTCGGAGCACGCGCCGCCATCAGTTAACATCATCGCGCCGCCGCGCCATCGAAGTCCACTCTTTCCGGGCCTGCTCACGCTCAGCGATATTGAGATGACGCTGCTTGTAATACCAATTCACAGCGAACGTGGCACCCGCCAGGGCAACACCTATAAATCCAAACGCTTCCTGCATAGTAAAACCCGTTGCTGCAACTACACCGCTCGCACCATAAGAGGCGACCGAGGCAGCACGCTCCGCAATCGCGTCAGTTACTGGATGGCTCATTTGAAACGCTCCGTCGATACACCCTTGCGCTTGTCATGCGAACGCATTGCGCCAATGCCCAACATACCCGACACAATCACCCAGAGTGCATCGGTAGGCAGTACCGGTGGTGCAGATACCTCAGCAGGCACAACACCCGTCGCCTGAAGCAACGACCAACCCCACACCAGTAACGGGTACACGATAAACTGATAAGCCAACGCCAACGCACCAACCCAACCAATCGCAGGACGCCAGCCAGCCACCAATACAGACTTATGCTGCGCTTCTGCCTTATTCACTTCCATCTGACCCAGAAGCAGACTCGCGTCTATCTGTTTCTCTTTCAGCGCAACCTTCAGGCGCTCTTCATCAGACGTAACCAGATCATCAATGACACCACCAACCGCACTGACTAACTGACCAAAGCCACGCATCATTGCACCCCGTTGATAGTTCGATTAACCCAGCCCAGTAAGAACTTACCCTGCGAACGGTCGCGGGTAACGATCTGGGCATAACGCGTGATCTTTGCCAGGGCAAAGCGGTATTCAAACAATTCAGCATCACAGGTATTCAACGCCTTCTGCGTTTGCGGCCCCATGATGCCATCGGCAGATTCATTCACTGCCAACTGCGCCAGCCTCACGGACGTTTTAACGCCAGCGTTCACAGCAAAATCAAATACCGAGAACGCGACCACATCACTGTGCAAACCATTGCCGCCGATGCGATCCCAGAAATTAACGCGATAAAAACTCTTCACCAGATCAGCAAGCCGAGGATCGTTAGCACCGGCAGTATCGATAATTACCCAGCCACCCCATGACGGGTGAAACTTTCGAGCAATACCACCGAACGTCATACCGCCCCGATCCCCCGGCACAGCATGCAAAACAAGACCACCTTCGTTCAGCAGCATTCTCTCGAACGCGCGATCAAAGTCAGCCATACAAACCTCAAAAATAAAAAAGCCCCGACGAAAGCCGGGGCAATGCTGGTACATCTCACAACATCTGGACACTCAGACGGTAATGCGCAAAACCAAAAAAGGCCCGACATTTCTGTCGAGCCTTTTTTCTGAGTCAGGTTTCACAACCTAGAAGCGATAGTACTAATTATTCCCGCGTTTGCAAATATTTTTTTTAAACGTTGCTAATTAAAAATTAACGACACGCTTTTTATTCGACTCAAACCGCAAATAAATCAATGCAATAGCAGTATCACGACGTCGGTAGTACTCACTGGACGAAATACCCAGATGACGACAGGACTGAGCAACCGTTGCATCCATGCGCAGATAATGCTCTTTAATCACATCACGCTCAGGATCGCCCAACCCGCGCACCGCCTGTTCAACTTCTTCCACTTCAGGTGACCACAAATCACGAGTACCAAACTCATTAGGCTCGCCAGCCATCATAGAGGCATTACCGAGCGTACCCACCACGCCAGGGCCACCTGACACAGCACGCGCCCATAACCAGAGGCGTCCATCAACTAATTCTTTCTGATCTTTTCTCAGCTGCATAAATCACCTTATTAACGAGGCCTATAGTGGCCTAGGGTATGTTTTTAAACTCAAGGTCTCTGAAACCCGCATGAATACTGGAAAGGCCTAGAGGCCTAGGGGGCCTAGGGGTATTTCTCTCACGCGAGAGAAAAAATAAACCCCGGTTAAATTGCTTAGCGTTACACGCATACGCGCGCGGGCGCGTGAACCCTAGGCCTCTGGGCCTTTTCCCCGGAAGCCAGAAAACACGGGGCCTGCAAAGGCCTAGGGGTACAACCGCGAACCCTAGGCCACCCCTAGGCCCCATGGGCCTATTCACCCAGCTCACCAGTCAGCCCGGCCTGCTTCCGGAACTCAACAACGCAGTCTGTCAGCCACTCCTTCTGAGTCTTACTGTCAGGCTTCTTGTGGATAATAAAGAACGTCCCCTTACGATCCTTACGCATCGTCTTACCAGCTCCACCAGGGTCATCGTATTTAATCGAAGAGCGCCGCTTTAAACGCACCGCCATTGCGTTACTGAACTTCTCCCGGCTCATCGTTCGCTCATGACCTGCCCTACACCAGGCGTCATACACCAAAAACAAATCATCACTCAGGCAACTGAAGTACGGCGCATCCAAATTGCCAGCCGTCCACTCACGATAGAAAATCTCCCAACTGGGCAAGCCGAACTCGATCAGCCGCTCTTTGGCTTTCGTCATCGGCGCTTCGGTGTATGGATCAAAATCACCCAGATCGACCCGCAACAACCAATCATAAAAGGCCTCAATACCACCGTGCTTTAATTCATAACTAACGCGGGCTTTTAACTCAGGATCGATTTTTTTATCTGGCCAGATCACCAGAAAACGACGGTCGGTAGTTTCAACCGGGAACGGCTGCAACTCATTAGAAAGGAACACTGCATTCATATGGTTGGCTTCTTCCCAACCGCTCATAAACTTCTTTTCAATACGGGTTTTTTCGCCCGTAATCATCTGCTTAATGGTACCCATCTGGCTGTACTTATTAGAGCGGCTGAATATTTCTTCAAACACCCCATACAACAAATTACTCTGCCAGTCGGTATATTGTGACTCCATCTGATGCTGACCCAGTGTCGCACCATAACGGCCATACACCTGACGCATCACACCATCGAAAAACAGAGACTTACCACTGCCCTGCATTTCAGAATGCATTAGCACCGCAGTACGCAGCTTCGCACCTACATACTGCAACGGATACGCCAGCCACCGCTGAATCCATATCCAGATCTCATCATCCTCATTGCATAACGACCACAACAGCGCCCGAATACCACTGCACGCATCGTCATTGCGCTCAGGCTGCAACGGCAACCCCTGAAACATATTGATATACGTATCCGGGTCCACCTTCTGAGAAGGATCAAACACCACGTTCTTACGCAACACCATCTTGCGGTCAGGTGACGTATTCCAGAAATCAAACGCCCCCGGAATAATGCACCGCACCTGGTCCATCGTAATGACTTCACGTAGCTCACGATCCCAACATTCTTTACTAGGTTCCAGATACACAAACCGATCAAGGGCACGGTCTAACCCCTGCACCCCCCTCTTTTTGGCGGCGAGCACCGCAGCAGAAATATCATCCTCATGCACCTCACGCTTACCAGCGGCATCAATCCACTCTTGCCCCACCTGCTTACCGACGATGCGCTTAAACGCAGTGACCTTCAGCTTGCACTGACGATGCGTATCCCACACATCACCAGTGGGAAAAATCAGAGCGAACCGCTTTAACGCATCATCCAGCGTAATCTCATCAGGCTTCGACACCTCAACATTATCCGGCTCACCAGCGTCAGCCGCAGCTTCACATTCCGCGTCGCCGAGCGAAGGGGGTACGGGGGAATCATCAACACGAAACGCCGTAGCAATCGCCGCATCAATCTGAGCTTTAACAGCATCCAGACCCTCAGCAACATGCAGATCATTAAAATCGACACCTGCCATCAAGCCACCTCCGCAGAAAACTGAGGCACCACAACATCTGCACCACAGGCCGCAGCAGCACGCTGCGCGTACTTCAGGCCCGCGTTCTCTTCAGTGGCAGAATCATCATCAGCACAGATTAAAAAACTCGAACCGAACCCACGCTCAACAAACGTCGGTAACACATTCGGAATATTCCCTGCATCAACAGCGACAACACAACAGTAACCCGTTGCCATATGAATACTGGCCGCCGTGGCATACCCCTCGGCAACACAAACCACCGACCGATCGCCAGGTATCACATGAAAACAACCCGACTTGCGACCATGCCGGAAAAACGACTTCTTACCCGACGGGAAAATAATCTGCACCGACCATAACGCCTGATCGCCATCTACCAACGGCACTAATAACGACCCACGCTTAATATTACGAACAGACAAATACTCAGGCTTGCCCGCCGCCGCGTAATCCGCGAAAAACTGAGAAATATCAGCCTCACCCGTCAACACCCGAAACGACTCTGTCTGATCATCAACAACCACCAGAACAGAACGCGGCACCAGATACACACCAAACGCAGCAACCTGCTTCTGATTCAGATACGGACAATCGACCGGGCCATAATCACCAGCGCACACAGCATCAATCAGAGCACGACTGGCCTGAGCAACAATCAGCTGCATACGCTGCCGCCAGGCCCGCTCACGCTCGTCTTCCGCCTTGCGCTTGGCCTTTGCCTCTTCCGTTTTACGGCGATACTCAGCACGCTCCTGCTCAGACCACTGCTTATCAGCAGGCCGCCAACCGGCCTCTTTCGCCATCTTAATCAGCGTACCGATCCCCACACCCGACTTACTTAAGCTACGCCACACCGAACGGCAATCGGCCGCCTTGTAGCTCTCAGCGGACTGAGACCAACTGTCGAACATATCAAACGCCGCATCACCAAACTCAGAGCGCAACGCCATACCCACCTGCAACCACTCTTCACGGCTATCAGACGACAGACACAGCAGCGCCTGCTCAGCATCTTGTAAAGTAAATTCCATGATCAACCCCACCGATATAAACACGCGCAAAGAAATAAAATGCCAATTACGAAGCCGACTAGACGCACCCGATCACAGACAAAACCACGCCCATGTAGTTGGGGCCGCATCTCAGACGTCCGCAGGCCGCAACCGCAGGGTTGATATCCATTACCACGCGTACCGTCAAACCCATTGCGGCATGATCTGCACTTATAGACGCGCTTCACCCCGGCATCCCCGCAGCGATACTCACCAACGTATTGATCTCAGTCGCTAACTGAGTACGCACGCGCTTAATGCGATCCATTTCAGACGGCGTCACGCGCCGATCTGCAATTGCCTCACTGATCGTCTGAGCCAGCTCACTGACCTGTGCCAACGAATTACTCAGTTGCTCAAACAGATCAACGCCCTGCACCGGATCAACGCCAGGCACAAAAAAACCGCCCGCAATCTCAGCAACTGCATGAGCGGTGTATTGCGCGTCCGTCCACTCAAGGAGCGCCTCAAACTGTTTCAGGCTCATATCATGGGTGTCACGCTTGGTATCACAGGTGTAATTCAGCACCGTCTGAGGGTGACCGACACCCATAATTGTTGCCGCCACCGCCGTGGTGCCCCTCTGTCGCTTAATATCCTCACGGATCGCCGCCCTCAGAGACATGCCCGGCAGCGGCATCGCAGTCATAATGCTATTCATCGCGTCTTTTCCTTAATTTAGAAAACGTAGTCAGGCTGCGCTGTCCGATACATCATTAGAATCAGCAGGCCGTTCACCATAGACATCAGGCCGCAGGTCATAACGATCAATCGACGACCCTTTTTCTTTCAACAGGCGCTCAACATGCAGAACATGACCGACAGGGACCACACCCTTTTTAGAAATCCATTGACTCACAGCTTGCTGGCTAATACCGAGACCACTTGCCACAGCCTCCTGCCCCCCAATGGCCTTGACGGCGCGCTTCGTAAGCTCTTTTTGGCTAATCATAATTGCCTCCGTAGTAACAACCACTCAAAAGATACTAGTTTTAATTGTATCGAGTCAACAACTAAAACTAGTTCGATTGATAAAAGCAACGCTTGTAAAATCTCGCAATACAAAACAAACAGGCACGCAACAATGGATAGTCTTGGCAGTCGACTGAAAAAGGCGCTGGAAGATAGCGGAGTAACGCAAGCAGAATTGGCCGAACACATAGGCATCAGCCAGCAGGCCGTTCAATTCATTTGCTCAGGCAAGACGAAACACACCAAGCATCTAGGCAAAATCGCGGAAAGACTTGGCGTAACTCAGGAGTGGCTGGCATTCGGCAGTGCCAACCAAGTAAACGAAGCACAAAGCGAATACAACGCACAAACCCAGAGCGTACCACTACTTACAATGCGCGACCTGGACAACGACAGCGTAAGTACACTGGCAATCACCTGCCCATTTGAGCACAGCCCCAAGGCGTTTGCGTTAAAGATCGAAGGCGACCCGGCATCAGCAAACCCAATGCACCCTCAATATGGCAGAGCCTATCCAGTAGGAAGCATCGTCTTTGCAGATCCAGCATTAGCAGACACGTGTGAAAATAACGATATAGTTATTGCAGAACTGACCGAACGGCCAAACAAAGTCACTGCCTTCAGGCAGCTATACAAAGAGGCAGGCACAGAGGCACTAAGACCCCTGAACCCTCAATTTCCAATGACAACTGAACCCTTTAGGATCGTAGCGAAGGTGATTGGGGCGATACTACCCTAATCACATTTCGAGCACCGCCAACCACCTACTTTAGTATTTAATATCTTCCAGATGACCACCAAAGCCAACCACATACCAAACGTCGCCAATGTTAACACCAGGTGAACGAGCAGCATGAAACCGCTAGATTCAGTATTGTTGCGATAGTGCCTTGTAACCCCCTTACACTTCTTACACTTCATCATTTGTTCTTCAATAACCCGCACTCACCACCCCCTCACAAGCCATAAGCTTTGAATAAGCAGACTCAAACCCAGAGTACGAAACATTAAAGTCATATTGATTTTCATAAGGGAAAAATTTTGCTCGATACATAATCTCAGGCGAGCCCTTCGACAACATCTCGCGCACTATGCGCTGGGAATCATTAGCTGAGAACATTGCGACATTGGTCTGCATGTCAATTGCCCTGACCGCCGACAGACCGCCGACCTTCAATAAGGGATAATAGTCATACATAAAGGACTTAGGCACTTCTGAAAACGTCGGACTAGAATACAGCCCAACAACGGGAGAGCCATTGATCATGATTACCGTCAACTGAACCCCCGCAAACGACTTATGAGGCAAGCCCTTGATGGACTTGCCAGAACGAATCAGGCAAATCGCCTCACCAGTAATCGCGTCGTCCTTTTCATAGAAAGACCACCCATCAGAAGCCACCCGCTTATCTGACGACCGATACTCCCGAACCTCCGATCTCTCAGCATCATCGCACGGCTTGTCCTGGAATGACTTCTTCCCATCCGTACCAACGCAGACGTGATACTGCCCGCCAAGCGCGAGAGACGAGAAAAACCAAAGAAATAGCAAAGTAACCGAACGCATATAACACCCTCCATTGGCAGCATAATCAGTTTACCTGCCCCTCCGAAAACAGAAAAACAACAATTACTTGTTGACTTGCTAAGTTTTAGTTGTAAAGTAAAACAACTATTACTTGTTGAGGCAAACGTCATGCAAACAGCAAAAGCCGACATCGTGATCCATCCATCCGTGTTCAACCGCCCAGACATGCTGGACGTACTGGACGCTATCGAAGCTGAAACCGGCGCTCGCATCGTGGCCAGCCACAACGGCCTGTTTGCAGAGATCAACCGGGCAGACGACTTCGACCCGGAGCCAGCAGCATGAAAACCCCAGCCTACGAACAAGCACTGCAAGACATGCGCCTGCGCTTCTGGGGCTGTGCCCACGCAATGCAGCGTGCAACCGAGCAGAACAAACCAGAACGCCAACTGGCCGAGCTGAAAACAGCAGAGTTCTTCTGGTCAGGCTTTAAAGCCCGCCGCCGCGATGCGCTGGCGCTGGCCCCAGACTCAGCACTGGATCACGTAGGCCAGGCCATAGACGAACTGCCAGCGCTCGAAAGCCCAAAAACCATGATCATTCGCGTAATGACAGGAGAAGCCGCATGACACTCAGCATTGACCACCGAGACATAGCCGTGCAACTCAACACCACCGGCCCAGAGCTACTAAAGCGCCTGCGCACCGAAGGGATGCTGTACAGCGATGCGTTACGCCGCAACATGCCACGCCCCGAAGCCGCGCACCTGTTCGACACAGAACACCACAGCTACCAGGTCGGCAAAGTCGCCAGGCTGCACACCATGCTGACCGTACGGCCCGCCGGCATCACGTACCTGAGAGCGCTCTACAGCGGCGACACCAAAACCACAGAGCGGTTATCCGTCGCAGCCATTACACCGGCAGAGATCGCCCATCAGCGCATCGAAGAAATGAAGGCACAGCTTCAATAACGAATCACTCAGCACCCTGAGCGATGGCGGTCAGGACGACCGCCAAACCTACAACAACGGGACGCCGCCCGGCAGTAACGGCAACTCACAAACTACTGGAGAAAGACCATGACCAAACCAACTGACGTAACCACGTTTATCGGCGACCTGAACGCCGGAATCGTTGAAGAAACCGTTTCAAAAATCCTGAGTGAAGCGGCAATGAGCACAGTAAACCACAGCAAAGCCTCAAAGGTTTCACTGACGTTCGACATCAAGCGCATCGCCCAGAGCCACCAGGTTCAGGTAGCCGCAGAACTGAAGTTCAAGATGCCAACCGATACCGGCTCTGTTAGCGAAGACAGCACCACCACAACACCATTCCATGTGAATGCCGGTGGCCGCATGACGCTATTCCCAGAAAATCAAACGGACATGTTCTCCACGTCTCAAGAAAAAGCCCGCGCCGAATAATCGGCGCTCTTTAACTCACTCCTAATCGAGGAACAACCAATGTCAATGGACGCCACAGCCATCACAAAAATTCAAGAAACCGCCGTTGCGGAAGTACTGAACAAAGTCAAAACCGATACGCCCGCCGTAATCGCTCCTGAGAACTTTCAGGTTATCGATCTCGAACACCTTCAGGCGGGCCGTAGCTACTTCCGAGGCACATTCACGACCGAAAGCATCAAGTCGCTCGAAGAGTACTGCACTCAACAGGCAATGGATGCCGAGTGCTATGTCAGCCGCGAAAATATGAGCGCTGAAGTAATTTTCGACATTGGCGATACAGTCGATCCGGGGCACTGCATGCACAAGGCTAAAATCGCGCTGCGCAAAACCGCCGATTTCAAAGAACTGCTTAAACTGAATGGAAACAGAATCGGCCAACAGGGCCTGGCTGAATTCCTTGAGGATTTCCGCGATCAGATCGTCGCCCATAAAGATGGCGAAGATGAAACCATGGATATCCGTAAGGCACTGGCCAGCATCCGCAACCTCAAGATCACCGCCAGCGTCGACGACGAACACACCACCGAAGAATTCAGCGCCAGCAGCTCGCGCATGGCATCCGTAAAAGCGACAGCCACCCACGGCAACGTTGCCGGATTCAGCTTTACCTGCACGCCCTACCACGAACTGCTGGAGTACACCTTCTACGTTCGCCTCAGCCTTCTGACAGGCCGTGAAAAACCAGAGTGGATACCGCGCATCGTCCAGCTCGAAAAACGCGAACAGGAAATGTCGGAAGAATTCCAGCAATCAGTCCGCGACGCCGTTGACGGCCAACCTATTGACGTATTCCTGGGCGAATTCAACGCGAACCCACCGCGCTAAGCGCCAACCCACACCAAACCAAGCCCCTTAACTGGGGCTTTCGCAGTAGAAAACCAGCAAAGGACAACGCAATGATCACAGCAACCACTCACGCAGACCTGATACAACAGGCCCGCCGCATCTTATCTGAGTGCGTCATCGTCGATACCGAAACCACCGGCTTTGAAGATAACGACACCATCATTGAACTGGCCGCCGTTGACGGTATGACCTGCGAAGTGGTCGAAGACGCTCTGACGCTGACCAAAAACGAAGTACGCCAGGAGATCACCGATCTGACCGGCATTACACAAGCGATGCTAGATGAAGACGGCTGCGACCCAGAGGACGTAATTAGCAACCTGTTTTTCAACCTCGAGAATGACGGCCTGAACATCGCAGCCTACAACCTCACGTTCGACAGCCGCATGATCCGCCAGACCATGGCCGCACGCGAAATGACCGCGGAAAACGAACCAGCCTACCGCCAGAGCAACTGCATCATGGAGCTGGCCAACCGCTACTTTGCTGAATACCTCGAATGGGATGCAGAACAGAGCAGGTTCAAGCGCCTTTCATTGGCGAAGTGCCTTGAAATTACCGGCATTGAACGAACCGGCAACGCCCACCGCGCACTGAGCGACGCCATCGCCGCCCGCGATCTGCTGGTGTACATCGCAGAGGGTAACCGACCATGAGCTGCACAGACATCCCCCTGAAAAACTACCGGCCAGGTGAGCAATTTATCGCGCGCCAACTGGCCCCCGATGAAATCGTGACACCCGGCTGCAAACGCCTGATCGAAGGCGACTTTATCGGTGTATTCACGTACGGAATCCCCGCGGCTGAATTCAGCAGCCCGGTCTATCAATTTGTTGAACTCGAAGGAGCCGCCGCATGACCACCATGACGATCACCAACGAACACGCCGCCCGTCGCGAACAAATCGCCGCCGATACCGCCGCATTTATCGCCGCCGGAGGCCAGATCCAGCAACTGCCGTACGGCCCGGACGAATACAGCGAAACCGCCACGGTAGACCTGAACGCCCTGAAAAAAGAAAAATCCCGAAAGCGCGGCCAGGCCGCCCCCGGCTGGAAAGGCCAGGCACCAATGCAGCTGAGCGTTAACGGGAATAAAAACAGAATGAAATCAGGCTACCAGGAGAACGCAGCATGACGCCCAACTTCACCGGATTTCTAATCCTACTCATCATCGCCGCCATCATCGGCTGCGCAGGATAACAGGAGCAGATCATGAAAATACTATTGATACTGATCGGCTGCATACTCGCAGCGGTCGCCGCAGGCTTTGTTATCAGCGCCTACATAATCGCCCATCGGCTCGCTAACGGCCTGAATTACTGGAAACTGCCAGCAAATTCAGAGAGCAACGTCGTACCAATCAGAAAAGAGAAAACGCACTGCAATTATCCTGAGTGTTACTGCCCTCTGGACGCACCATACGATCCGGATGGCACCTGGTGCGCAATCGGTCTGCCAAAGGAGCACCGCTCATGAACCAAGCAATGGGAAAACTCGCAGAAAAACTGGGCATCGACCACGCCAAACTTCCGCGTGAAAAACTCGCAGAAATCGTGTGCGAGAACGCGCTGAAGCATATCGAGCGCACTAGGCCACATCCGAACACTCCCTGGACAAAAGTCAGCGACCAACTCCCACCAAGCGGGAGAACGGTACTGCTGAAACAACAACACGACGGATGCGACCCGTTCGTGATTGTCGGCCAATACGCTGAGAAGCACACCATTGAAAGCCACGGAGACGACGATGAAGTCGATTACAGCGAGGAAACGGACATCCACTACTGCCCAGAGGGTTTTTACGAGCAGCAAATGAACTGGGACGAATACCGCTGGATTGCAATCGATTCATGCATGCCCGTCATTGAGTGGGCACCAATCCCAGGAGAACAGCAATGACATTCGCACGACAGCTTGCCGTAGAAGAACTGGCTGAAAAACTCAGCATCAGTGCCGAAGGCCACAGCCAACGGAGCCTTGGCGAAGCATGCGCAGTTCGCGTTCTTCACAACATACACCTTGCCGAAGGCGAACCAACCGATGCCATGCACTGGAATCACGGCATGACCTACCTGGGCATAGGCCATGGCAAAATAGAAACTGAAGTTGAACGCGTAATCGAATCTGGCATGGCTACGGCAGACGATCTATTAAGCGTCTGCGATCGCATGGACGAAATGCTCAAAGCCTCTGAAAAACTGTACGCAGAGATTGAGCGGTTTATGCCATCGGCAACCATCTACACCGAGCACGACAAGGTTCTAAGCAGCTGGCGCGGAGGCTTTGGCAGCGCCTGTATTAGCCTATACGAAACCCATCTGACATTCCGCGGAGGCTGCAAAGCAACCACCGCCCGGATCAGAGCAGTCATAAAACGCCGCGACGCCATTGCAGCAACAGCCGCCAAAGACGCAGCAGAAAAATCCGGCATGCACGAACAGATCGGGATGGGTGTCTGATGAACATCATTGCCAACAGCTACTTCAGCGGCGCTGGCTTGCTCGATATCGGCCTGCAAAACGCCGGCATCCATATCGGCCAAGCATACGAGATCGATAAAGACGCTTGCGCCACCTATCGGAAAAACCACAACCACCAATTAGTTGAGGGCGACATCAGCCATCAGCTAGTTCTGGAGCAAGACAGCTGCGATCTGATGGCGTTTACCTACCCGTGCACCAAGTACAGCCGGATAGCCGATATTCACGACACTCGCACTGGCGATGAACTGTTCTTGCACGCCCTTCGCCACCTTGCTATTGCACGCCCCGAAGCGTACCTGGTTGAGAATGTACCGGGCATGCGAGCGTTCCCGATAGTCATGGAAGCCATGACCAGAATGCCAGACTACTACGTACAAGTATTCTGTCCAGTAAAAGCAGAGACATGGCTACCGCAGCGCCGCCATCGACTGATCATTATCGGCACACGCAAGCACTTCAAAATTCGCCCACCCGAGAACACCCGAGCGATATCCCTGACCGACATTCTGGAAAAAAACCCAGATGTAACCCTCCCGTCAGCGATAAAGAATCGAATGACAGGAGCATACCGCGACTTGCCAATTATTAGTGACCCCGAGCGTGGAGACATCGCACCTACATGCGTTGCACATTACGCCAAAGATAAAAGCACTCGACTGGTAAAAGACAAGCGCTTTCCAATGGGAGTACGCCCCTACAGCGTACGAGAATACGCCCGACTCCAAGGCATACCAGACAGCTTCACATTCCCCGGATCTAACACCGCCGCATACCGACAGATCGGAAACGGCGTACCAGTACAAATGGCCGAGTGGGCTGGCCGAGAACTAACAAGATATTTCAAGCAGCAGAGGCAAGCAGCATGAAAAAATCAACCCGCGCCCGACAGGGCAAAAACGCCCAACGACTGCGTGACGACATCCGCCGTAACACGTTTTACATGCACGGCACCATGATGGCCAGCCAGGGTGCTGATGTCGGCAACCCCAAACACACCATCACCAGAGATGATGCCGTGGCGATCCTCAACCGCCGCAACACCTGGGCAATTATGATCGTTGTGTTTCTGGATAACGGCATTGAGCCATTCGCAAAGACGGATCACCGCACCATCACCGAACACAAAAGCCGCAGCGACATCAACGCACAGATCGATCAGCTGCACTGGGATTTTGTCGGCGAGCAAAACCTCAACCACGTCTGCAGCTCAGGCTTCTTTCTAGTGCCAGATCACACCGTTGACCTACAGCAGTCAGAGCGCGACGCGATCCGGCTGTTTTCATTGCACAAACCATGGGACCGCGACCACACCGAAGCGGCAACCATGATCAGACAACTGGAACGCATCACGGAGGCGGCGTGACCGAGAACCTGACCCGTACCGAGCTCATTGCAGAAATAAGACGAGTTGCCAGCGAAATGGAAACACTAGGCACCGCGATGGACTACTACGGCGGATTTAACAGCACTATTTCTGACCACGGCAAAGAAATGATCGGCGCAGCCCAAATAGCTCGCGGCTGGGCCACCGGAATGGAGGAACAGGAAAATGATTAAAGCAACCCAACACGGATATGAACTACCCGACGGCTGCACCATCGCCATCGTAAAAGACGGCCAGGTGATCGAATCCGGCACGGAGTTAGCGCTGGCACTATTCGAAGCCGCCGGCGATGTGTATCTGGATGAAATGGACCGATTTATAGACCGCAACCAGCTGAAACAGCCAGCGGCGACGGTTTAACCCCCACAAGCAGGCGAGGCGCGCTGCCTTTGATTGTTATGTGCAACTAACGGAGTGAGATTGATGGAAACGAAAACAGTAATGATGCCCAGAGAATTGACAGCGGAGAATGGAGCCAAGGCGTTGCTCTTAGGGGAGTTTAGCGTTGGTGACTTTATCGAGTGCGGACGGTGTGATGGTGGAGATGCATCATCCGATGATGAATACGAAGAGTGTGAATTTTGCGAAGGCCAAGGCGGCCACCACGTAAACTTCGCTGTCGACTGGCCTACGATCAAAGCGATTTACGCTAAAGCCGTCGAACACTTAGGCACATAACCACGCTATTCAGCGGTTTATCCGCTGCAATGCATTGTTATATCTGGAGGATTTTATGAATATTTTAGATGCGCACGTTGTTGAAGTGATTGGTGAGCCTGAGTTTAAGTATGGCAAGTGGTTTGTCAGGGTAAAAGTGGACTGCTACGGCTGTGTTAGTGAAACACAGCCGATGTTCAGCACAAAAGAAGCTGCCGAATCGCTAAAGGTTGGAGACGTGGTTCAGATATAACCCAGAGATTTACTGCCGAGCGCAGCGATGTCTGACAAAAGTAAATTGTTATTTTGCAGGTTAAATATGAAAAAAGGCAAATGGGTGAAGCTATTTAAACGCGAAGGTAAGCGACTGGGAATTAAGCAGCGGACGTTGCCAGTTTGGGCGGAGCAGTGCTGGCTTGAGTCTATTGGTGCTGATGTTGACGGAGCTTGCGCCGCTCGGAGCTTGTTCTATTGGATGTCAAAATAACCCGGCGTTAATGGGCGCGCAGCGTCCAAATTTCACGGCTTGTTATTTCACCGATTGGAGCGTGTATGTTTGAGAGCTTTTTGATTGTGCTGGCATTTGCTTTTGTCTGCTTTATGGCTGGCTATGGAATGGTTGACTTGTTATTCCGCTGGCTGTTTGGAATCAGAATTACGATAAACGATCAGAACGGTCATCCGCGAAAGTACAGACTGAAGAATGGAATTCTTAGAAGGTTGAAATAACCCGGCGTTAATGGGCGAGAGCCTGCGAACGTCACAATTAAACGCATTGTTATAAATCTAGGAGTTTATTTATGGAGAAGGTCTCACGAAAAGAAGATATGTCTCCCCGCGGTCAGTTAAGGGTTTTTACAGACGATGATGGCGACATTCATGTGACTGTATTTTCTGATGATGGGAGCGGCAGGATTGAAACGATGGCGTCAGTAGAATTCTGCACGAGTGTTACAGGTGGCGGGCGCAGCCCGGCAACACGAAAAGCTCTGATCGAGCTTGCTAGGGCCATGAGGGAGGACAATGAGAGTCACCCTGAGCGGGCTGGTGATTTATAACAGAGAGGACGCGCGTCGAGGTACGAGATCGCCGCGCTCCGAGGTGTTATTTTTTCAGAAATCAGCGGCACTGACATATCCTTTGCCCAGCCGATCAATCCGCAGCAACCGCACCGCACCAGAGCGGAACTTCAGCCGTATATCAATGACGCCTTTGCCGGGCAACAACCTCTGAGCCAAACGCTCTGCCACCCTCGCCCTCGCCCCGGTAAAACCCTCAGCAGTAAAACCCTTTCCGTACACATCGATTCGTTCAAATGTCGCCATAAACAACTGCCGGGCCTTCATCCGCGCATCTTTATCCAGCGTCATCACTGCGTCTGTCAGCGTCTGCCATTCATCCAGCAATCCACCGACCACCGCGCCCGCGTACACTTTTAAATCATTCTCAGCCGCCGCCAGGGCATCACGAGCAGCAGCCTGATCTTTCTCAAGTTCGCGCATTTTACGGATCAGCACCAACGGCACTTCATCCGTTTCCAGCAACGCCGCTGCCAATTTATCTAATTTCACCGCGATATCATCGAGCGCCACCCGCCGATCTGCCACCGTCGCGGCCAACTTCGCGCGGGTATCGTCCTGCTCAGTAAATTCAGCAACGCCCAATTCAGACCGGCAATACGTCAGCAATGCACGCTCGACCACCGCCAGCGACACCCCGCCGCCAACAGGGCAGCGCCCACCGCCATCCAGACCATCTGCGCATTGCAATCGCCGGTGTCCATCAGCCAGAGATCCATCAGCCCGCGCACGGTTCGCGTAATTCACACCCTGCATCGATGCACCACAGTAACCGCAAAAGCAGATACCAACGCCAGTAAAAATGCCGGGAATGCCTGCACCAGGTGCACGCGGCCGCGAGCGCCCAGCCGCCTGAAGCCGCGCATAATCACTGTCAGAAATTGCCGCCGGATAGTAATCATCCAACGTGTATTCAACCCCAGCAACCCGCAGCACCTTAGCGCCAATCATCATCGGGTTTTTAAATATGCGATACAGATTCTTCCCAGAGACAGGACCATTGCTGATCCTCATGCCCTCAGAGTTCAACCGCTTAGCAATAGCCGTCCCGCCCTCACCAGACAAGTACAGCTTTACCGCCAACCTCAATGCCTCAACGCGTTCAGGGATGAATTCATACAGCGGCGGCACATCAGATCCCGTCTCACGCACCCAGCCCGGCGGCTTACCGTTACGGATATGAGTACGCCTCTTTTCGGATATCCAGTCTTCACACGCAATCCGGATCGCCGCATTAACACGACTGCTTTTCGTCTCGCTTTCCTCATGCGCACGAATCATCACAAGCACCGAGTAAACCAGATCCATCGGGTTCGCCCTCAGCGACTCACGATCATAGCGCTTACCGTCTGACGCAGTGACGACAGCAATACCCGCATTAATGATCTGATACAGAATGGCCTGAGCCTCAATCGGCTCAGCACGAGACAGACGATCAAGCGCTTCAATAATCAACGTTGAGCCTGCCGGCACCTTGCCAGCCTCAACGGCCTGCAGAAACACGCCCAGCGCACCTTTCTTAATATGCGCCTGGTGATAGGCCGACAGCCCCTCATCTTTCATGCTCAGAGAGGTATCCAGCTGCAGACCATTCTCAGCAGCGTAACGCTCAGCGTACTCAGACTGACGATCAGACGACGAGCCCTGCGCCTGTTCAGGTGTAGAGAATCGGATATAGCTGTATAATCGCGCCATTTTTAAAGCCCGGAGCCATTAAAATGAGCGATTCTACAGAACAACCCTCAAAACGTATAGGAATGGTGTCTCTCGGCTGCCCGAAGGATACGCCATATAGCCTCTATTCATGAGCTTGAGCGATCAGTCTAGCGACCGAATCACGCGCCATGTCAGAATGACTATAGATTGAGCCAGGCTGAATAAGCAAAAGTAGAGACAGTAAAAGCCGCACTCCCTTACCAGTTAGATTCAACTCCATCCCCAAAGTGAAGCCGTCGTTAATTTTCTTACAAATCAGTTTGATAATAATCAATCGAAATACTCCATTGTCACTTCAAAAGTATTTCTGCCTTGACTCAAACCCATAACATCACTACATTCAGGGCTCACGACTGGAATCAGGACAGAAACTTGTTTCCAACAAAAGGCCTACCGGGCTAGCAGCCGGTGGGCCTTTTTTTATTGGATGACGGTTGAGTACGAAGGCAAGATTCTGCCGCCGGAAACCTGTATATAAACACAGATGTTCAACCTTGAAATCAAGGCTAACACAGCGACAAATAAACACAAAACAATTTGCTTGATGGCTCATTATGTCCTTGACACAACAAAGCCCTTTATTAAAGGGGCCTTTTTAGAACATTACCACAGAAACACATTTCCTCTTAGTATCCCCTACCAGAGAACCTACAAACCAGAGATTCATGCACAGCCTCTGCGCAATGATCTGAAACGATAAGCCGGTCAGATATAAGGCCCGGAATGTCCGAAGGATGGATGACGATATGCTCTGGGCCGATCTTTTGAACATGCCGCACCACACCGTCAGGAGTGATTTCAGTGATCCAGCGTTGAGGGAGTTGCGGTGAGATTGTGAGTTTATTATTCATTTGATGATCCATCCATTCCATATCGAGCGTCATTGCCTGTCTGTTGATAAATCTAACGACAAGGGACAAACGGCGCAATTCCTTGCGGGCTGGCTTTTGCCGTCTACAGTTAATCTGAGGTAAATTTGTCATCGGTTCGCAAAAATGTCGCAACAAGACACCTTCGGGCCTCGACTCAGGTCAGCCCGCACAGCAGCAGGGTTTTCATCTGTCGACAGCATCGTGACGGAGATAAACAAGCATCTGGAAGTAATGGACAAGGAGCCCATTACTCAGAGCGCCTATCGGGAATGGGAGAAACTGGGCACGCCGCTTGAGAACAGAAAGTTCAGAACACACATGCCCTATTACGTTTACCCGATATTCTGCGGCCTCACAGGCATAACCGGATACTGGTTGTTTTATGGTGACGCTGGCGGAGTCATCAGAAACATTACCGACCTACCGAACCAGAATCAGACGTGGTTTGAGGAGCAACTACAAGCCATCAAATGCCCACACCGCCAAAGCCTGGTGCGAGAGTTCCTGCGGCTAATCAGCAAGATATCTGAAACGCAGCGCCATGCACTGCATAACTTACTGAGGCTTTTTTAAACCTCAATCGTCACGGCAGGCAGATCAGGGGCTTTACCCTTGATCTCACCGCCCTGAATGATGGCCTTCTGGCCCGCACCTACTGAATCGCCACGCACGCGAATAGCATCACCCGATCTGAGGGTTACACTACTCGTACCATCAGAATTGACCACATCAATAGTCACAACAGACCGACCACCCTGATCAAGCAGCCCATCAAGCTGCGCCCACGGATTACTCATAGCATCTCCCAGCCAACAGGCTGTTCAATTGTAACAGTTTGACGCACCATCGCCTGACCGCGCCCCGGCACAGTGACAGACACCCCCGTCACATAACCGCGATACGTCTGATCTGGATCATCATAAACAACTGCAACAGCAAGCCCCGGCACAAGCAAGCCCGGCTGACCAGCACCCTCCGGTATTGCCAACTCCAGAGTATGAATAACCCTATCACCAGACGCCGCTATCTCTTGCCGCCCACGACTCTGGTTTGCCGCCAACTCAGTACACCACGCTTCGATGACATCAGGCCCCGACTTATCCCCCGCAGTACCCAAGCGACTCACACTAGCAGCAACCCCTTCAGACTCACCCGAGACAAATACAGCATTAATCAACTCGCGATACTCTAACTGACCACCCTCAGATAAAATCTGGCTTTCATGAACCGTACGATCCATTTCCGAAGCCTCTAAATCCCAAGGCGCCGGAAAGTAACGCGGCCTAACCGTCAGCACATCTTCATCAAGCGACGGCTGCACAACCGCACCCGCCGCACCCGCCAGGCGCTTTATAACCTGAAGCGCTGACTGCCCCTGATAGCTGAAACTGGCATTAGGCAAGGTCCAGTCTGGCAGATCCGTGACATTCCAATCGACAGAAAACCCAGTACCCGTCAGCTCATTTGTCACAGCCTGAACCGCCGATGTAGAGCCAATACTCCTAGTACGCAGAGGCGCGTACGGGCGCCCTAAATACTGACTACGACTATAGCCAGTAATAGCAAAGCGCTTATTTAGCTGAGTACCACTTACGGATCTGCCGCGCCCATAGGAAGCCACAAAGAAAACCCAGCGATGGCCGTTAATAGTAATCGCGACTTCTTTATTGCCAGCCGGTCCCGGCTTCACCAGGGCAATAGAGGCATCATTAAGAACATCACAACTCAGACGCCAACTCACGCTATCAATATCAAGATCTAACTGAACATCAGCAACAGCCAACGGCGTATTGTCTGGCAGCGATACCACATCAACAGAATTCACAATCAGATGCACCTTTTGATCATTAGGGTCAGGGATATATCCACCATCAATCAGCGGAGGCTCCACAAGGTAAGGAAGGCCAGGCGCATAATGGAGCGACTCACCAACCCCCCACAGCAGCTCTGTACCATCATCTTTCGGAGGCGGCGTCCGGGCAGAAATACTTACCGAACCAATAAGGGGCTGAGCGGGAAGATCCGCCTGTCGATACGTACCAAACTCAAACAAACCAGACGGGAGGTAAGGGCCAGATACCAGATTAAAATCACCACTGCCCGACGAAAACAACTCCGACTGCCGAAGCTCATACTCTGATGGCCGCAAGCTATAGCGCGCCACCCCAAGCTGCGGGCAAACTGAACCTTTATCATTTGCCCGAGGCTGATGCACCTCTATCGACCAGCACTGCTGAAGTTCCTGCCCCGACAAAGCGACACTGAGCGCCGCCAAATCTTCAAGAGCCACAGGCTTACCCCAAAAAACCGATGACGCACCAGCCAGAGCAGCCCCCGAGACCGATACCAGTTCGCGACAGAGCGCACTCACCGGCACAGTACCTGACCAAAACAACACCCCAAGCCCAGACACGCCACTGGATACCCCCGAATGAGAAGCCACTGCCACGTCAACAGGGTCAGCCAACTGTGCCGCCACAGATACTGACGACAGAGGACGAACCGACGACGCTGCCAACTGCACCGCAGCCGCAGCGCGAAAAGTAGGCAAAGTCATACCGTGAATGGCCCCTGAGACTGAGGTTTATAGAAAGGCACCGCCACCATTTGCACCGTGCCTGAGGTGACCTGAGCGCCGTCACTGGCTGGCCACGCTGGCTCTGCACCCAATTCACCTGGCGCAGATACGTCATACACATAACCATTCGGCACCGTAGGATGAATGCGCTCGCCCGACCCACGCACATCGCCAGGCACATGCGCGACACCGTAATCATCTATGACGGTAATCAAGATCTGGCCTGAATACCCAGACCATTCAAGCGTATACTGCCCTGATATTTCATCCGAAACAGCCTGCGCCAACAGAAACGGAACATCTGCATCAATCGCCGTCGCGAACACCGTGCGCTGAGCAGGCTCGCCAGCAACAAGCACCGACCCCGAAAAATTGCCCAGATCACCATCACCCACCCCCTGACCAGCCGAAGTGAACTCGATATTGACCTGAAGAGGGTCATACACATATCGATCAACCCACCACACGCCCTCAGAAAAGCCATCACCAACCTGAAGGGCAACCACCTTGTATGCCAGCGAAGTATTTAACTCCTGAAGCCAAACCTGAATCGTGGGGCCGGGCACAAAAACAACCAAGTCAGGCAACACTGAGCCAGAATAGAACTGAACAACGTAACGCCCATCCGGCAGATTATGATTGAGAGTAAAAGCATCAGCCACCGGGCCAGCCATTGTCAGCTCCAATGTTTTTCCTAAAGGAAGCATCACCAATCACTCGCAGCCAAAGAAATAAATACGTTATTACTGTACCCAATAGTTCCGTATATAAACGGTGTGCCAGCAACGTCAACAACACCCTCCCACGCATCGACGCCAGGGCTAAACGCATCACAGTCAGTCTGATTCAAATATCGGCCAACGTCGCAATAAGAATGCAACCCGGGCACAGTGCAATACTGAACTTTACCAGCCAGGTTTGTACCAGACGAAGAGCTGGCACCAGAATACATAAGCCACGGACGAATATTGACCTGGTAAACAGAATCAGCCGGACCATCACAAGCACGAAGCGGCGCAAACCCACTATATCGAGCGCCTACCGACACAGATCCATCTGTATCACGAATAAAAGACGACGGGATGTACTCGTCATGCCAATTGTTTGCATAGGTCCCACCGTGACTTCTGGAACCACCACAAACAACAAAATTCCCCAACACCGGAGCAGCAGAAGACCCACCCCCCCAAAGCGTATTTACAGAACCAAAAAAAATCATATCCGGCGCATACGTTGTCTCAAACCACGGCTGCGGATTGCCGGACATCTTCCCTGACGATCCTGACGAATGCATATCTGCTATGAGTATTGCGAAATTTTCGTTGGCCACAACAACCCAGTCGCGACCATCTGATGTCAAACGATACGCGGCATAATGCAAGTCACTACCACCGTACGACAGTGCCGCCGTATCAGTAACAACCACTGAATGAGACCGGCCATTGACAGGAGCACTGGCCGACAACATACCCTCTGCGGAATACACCACAGGGCCATACTGAGCGTAAGAATCCAGAGGATGCCATAAGCCAAGAATGCCAGACTGAGCCGCATTAGTTAGGCTGAAATTACCATTCGCCCAATCATCGTAAACAACCGACCATCCCGCCGCCGACTTGTCGCCGTAGCCGTTGACCAGGCAACCCAGTAACACATCCCTCATTCCATGAGGGCCAGCGGTAAATACTGGTGCGCCAGGATCATCCCAACGGTAAACAATAGGTGCACCCATCAGTCAGCATCCCCCCGGAATTCAACGGTAATCGAATCATCGGCAATATCACCACTATCCGGTAAAACCGTGCGGATTGCCCATACAGGGGCAGCCGCCGCAGTGGTATTAAATCGAAGTACATTCGAGGTAAGCCATCCTGACCCCCAACCCTCCTGCGGCACAGTGAAATACGGCGTACCAGTCATGGGATTAACTGGAGAGAAATCAGCATTAACGCTGCCAGTTGCAACCACGCCCCGCTGCTCACCAATCAACTCGTAACCAGTAGAGCTGGTGAAACGTAGCTTCCAACGCTCTTCAACCGCCCCTAGATTATCAATGGCAATTGGATAGGCGACGTCATTAAAGCTTGCGGTTGCGCCACCACCCTGACGACTATCAGCCCAACCCATATCTGTCTGCTCATCAAACAGATTGGTCACACGCGCTTGAAGAGTGCCGAACTCAACAGCCGCACTCACATAACTATCACCAACAGCATAATCATGAGTCAGGTCAGTCAATAGCGACAGCGTGCCGCCAATATCAACACCCCCAAGCACTGCCATATCCTCAATGCGATGACTGATCGTTAAAGGCAGCGTTAAGCTGTCACCACCCTCATCCACAGCATCAAACGGATCAGCCAGCGTCACAGAGCCCGCCGCCAGATCAACAACATACTGATCAGCAGCCAGTAAAGCGCCGCCAGCACCACTGATCACTACCTGAGCGAGATCACCCCGCCCGCAGCTAATCACCTGCCCCGCCACCGGGCTGGCCTCAGTGATCGTTGCTGTATTGTGAATAACAGTGAGATACCCCGGCTGAAATACCGGCACACGACCATTAGTGGGCAACCGTACAGGATTCAAACCCAGCAAATCAGGGTCCTGCGGTACGGTCGTGTACGCCACAGCGTTATATGTCAGAGAACTGAGGATCACCGGTTGAGAGAACGTAATCTGAACAACGCCAGAACTGTAATCAACATCCCCCGACGCTGTACCCGCTCCTGCACCTTCAGGAACGATCGGCAGGGAATACCGGTTGGCCAGAGTGCCCGTTTCCAGATAACTAACCCCCGGCTGAGGCAACTCCGTGACAGTATCAGCCTGATCAAAATCACCGGAAATCACACCATCATTGTCAGACTCAGCACGAATCAGAGCCCCGTCAGACGCACGGCGAGCAATAAACTGCAAGCCACTTGGCCGCAGCGGTGATGCATTAGTGCGAAATGTCACAGACACCACAGATACTGCGGCACCAACGCCAACCACCCCAGAAACCACAGAACCCGACAACGAATCAATCGCCCCTGAAACTGCAGAATAATTTATCTCAACCTTACCACCAGGGTAATCAATACTGCCCGCCGTCAGCCCCGCACCTGTAGTCATGCTGTAATTGCGATAGAGAACACCATCACCGCCATCGACAAGCTCATCACCATCGAGATCAAACACCAGCGCACCCGGAACCAAAGGTTCCTCTGCAATCTGACTCCCGACCGACAAGTCAGAGAGCAAAAAGACATCAGTAGCAGGGTCAGTTGCCGTCGTACTACGATAATCAACCGACACCGTCTGGGCCTCTACACGGAGCGTCTTGGTAGTAGTCTGCTGAGACCAGCCGCCCAACACGCCTGAATTCTCTACATACTCAGTCACTGTTCGAGTGAACGAATCACAATCAACAGACACAGTACCCGCAACCGAGTCTATTGAGCCAACAACGCGACTACCGACACCGCCAACAACAAGATCACCACCCGCGACGCCCTGCAGCGCTACTTCAGTACTAAATCGTGTATCAACGACCGTCCCTCCGACTAACTGCCCGATGGTATATGTCATCGCCAACACGAACTCAACCGAACCATCCACGAGGTTGGCCTGGCCGGTATCTAAGACCAATGTACCGCCTGTACGCTGAGAGACCGATACCGCAGACGTCAACACCGATGAGTTAAGGGCTCCGTAACTCACAGAAACATCACCAGACGGCAAGCTGGTAGGAGTAAAGCGGAGAAGCGTGCCCTCAATAAAACCCGCACCGCCAGATAAAGAATTACTCGAATCTGCAGAGGCCGTATAATCAACACCCCCACGCGACCAACTCACAGTTGCCGACCCAGCGGCAGGATTACCCGATAAACGCAGATCAAAACACACCGATCGGCCGCCCGATTCAGCCGCCCGAAACGGAGACTGAGCCCACGTATAAATCATACGGGACCCAGTATCAGGCTCGCCCGGCAACGTCACTGACACAGAGCCGGTTGTGTAATTCACAGAACCAGCAGCACCCGCACCCGACAGACCACCCGTACCGTCATCGTTTACCGAATACCAGCGACCAAGATACGAAAAATCAATACGGAGCGACCCCGGCAAAGGCGCAGGTGACAGCTGCTCTGTATACGTTAGCTGCCTGTTTCCCGCACCAATCAACACGCTGTCTGTGTATGGCGTCAGCTCAACCGCAACACCAGGCGTATACGTCAACACACACGATCGGGAGCCAGATACAGTAAACTGCAACCGGCCAGCAGAGGGCTCAATCGTGACATCAGTGAGGTAGCCAGAACCAGACACCAGGCGCAGCGTGCCCGAGCGCTCATCATAAACAGAATCACCAACGGTTAACCGCAACGTGCCAGGCACCCAAGCGGTCGGCAATGTTCGCCCAATCGCACCACTCAAACTGCCCAGCGACTTAGTAACCGACGCTCCTGCAACCTGAACAACCTTCTGAGATATACCCGGTGTTTGATCGAGCAACGCCGCCTCTGTCGTGGTAGCAGGAATAATACTCTGGAAAACAGAATCCACAGTAACCGACCGCTCTCCAGCGGTTGCAGGCTCCGCAAGCGGCCTCATACCGTAATATTTCGCCGCGCTGTTGCTCTGCGTTTTAAACACCTCAGTATCATGAGCCGCCACTGGCGCAGGATCTTCACCAGCGAAGTCAGCAATCAGCGGCTGACTGATGCGCAGCGTAAACTGATAAGCCGAAAAAACCGCATACTCATCAGACGGCGTCAGGTAGGTAAACTCCTCAGCCTGAACAGCGACATCAGTGATCTTAACCGGTTGCGAGTCATACGAACTGATCAGATAAATAACTTCGCCAACCTCTGGCGCATCAGCCTCGCGACCCGAATACATAACCAAACTGGTCTGACCCTCTCGCTGAGTACCTACAGGCCGCAGCGGAGAACGCGTACCCAGCACCACATACTGCTCAATTTTATCCTGTGCATCTGCCCGCTGGTCATAGTGATCATCTGTACTGAAAAGCAGCGTACTGACATTATCTGCCGCAGCGTCTTTCACTAACGCCGCATGCGACCCCAAGAATTTATCTGCATTAGCAGAACGAACGGCACAATACAGTTTCCGCAGCGACACACCACCCCGCGCTGTCGTGGCGCGCGGGATATCGTCCCACAACCCGTTGATATCGCCAGACACCAACGCATATTGAGACATAGCGCCACCGCCGTCTGCTTCGTCTGTCGTCCGCTCTGGGCGCATCAATTTAATATCTGTCGCATTAATAGCCATTAATCAGGCTCCACTGTCAGTAGGTGCAAAGTGATTTCATAAATTGTCTCTACGGTCGGGTTTAACTCAGGCGACAAAGCCACCGCCTGAACACCCCCAGCCTCAACATCAAATACGACGGCGTGAGTCGTACCATCATTAAGAGTCAGCACGCGCTTAGCCGAAACATCAGCCGCCATCGAGCGCAACAGATCGACAACATCGCGCCGCGCCCACGCCCCAGTAAGCGTCACAGACTGGCCATAACTAAGCAGTACAGACTCCACAACAACGCCACCAGAGACCGTACGCTGCTTACTCTGTGCAACCCCTTGAAAGTCGAACTCATTTGACCAGTACAAATTCTCCGGCAGCTCCGTACTATCCAGTTGCATAATTAGGCTCCTGAGCGGTTTTTAGATTCCTGAAGTACAGAGACCAGACGATTCACATCCTGCCTCTCACCCTGAACAGGAATGGTTTCATTGCCAAAATTGAGATTCACATTCACAGTATCTACAACACGAGGCGACTGCGCTGGCTCGCTACGAGCGGTTGAACGACGGCCAGAGCCTGAACTCCCAGCATCCGATCTCGACTGATCAACCTGCTCTTTGCGAACTTCATTTAAAAGCCGCAATGCCTCTGAATACTTCCGGATCGCTTCGTTGTCACCATACGCCTTAGCGCGATCAAGCTCCGCCTGAAGCTCAGCCCGCTTACTTTCGTAATCACGCTGCGCAATCGCATCTGTATTGCCCCTCAGCCGATCCAGCTGATCCTGCAAACTAGAAACAGCATCAGCGGCAGAATCTCGTATCTGCTGAAGCTCATTATTAGCCGCCGCCAACGCACTGCGCAGGGTCGACAGATCCTGACTGCCGAGCATATCCATCGTCTGCAGGCTGCGTTCTGCGTTGGTTAAAAACGCCTGGTTAACGCCCTCACCAGATTGCAGCGCCTGCAGGTATTCCAGCGCTTTGAGCTTTTGTTCGTTATAAGCCGCCACCGTCTCGTTTTTGGCTTCCAGCACGCTGTTCTTCCAGCGGTTGATACCGGTAACGTCAAACACCTGCAGGTTATCGCGACCTATCGCTGCCAGCTCATCACGCGCCGCCTGAAGGGATGCCTTAACGGCTTCAATCTCTGTTACCGGTCCAGCGCTATCTATACCCAGACGATTCTCAAAAGCGGCCTGTGCTGTTTCACTGAGCGCACCGACTTCAGAGCGCACAGACTGAAACCAGCCAGCCAGATCGCCCGTGATCTGGTTTAGTTTCTCTGACGCTTGCTCAACAGAGATAACAAGCCGACCCGTTTCATCTGCCGTGCCTTTTACGCTGTCGGCAGCACGGTCACCTTCACCAGCTGTGTCGCTTAACGTCGATGCCAGATTAGTCAACGCCTCTGCGCCCGACTCACCCGCCCGCACCGCTGCATCCGCTGTCTGTTTTACTGCCTCTGTGGTTTGCTCTGCTTTTTCAGTGGCGGTCACCGCTGAAGATGTCAGCTCTGTGAATGATTTATCGAGTTTGCCCGTTGCATCTGCAATGCCCTGAAGATTGGCACGCACATCAGCTGATGAGCTTTCAAAGGCATCAGCAAAGCCCGTAGAAATAGCCCGTGCCTTATTCGCAAACTCATCAAACCCAGCGAAGTCAGCCAACTCTGCAACAGCACGCGATACCGCAGCCACCGCGCCAGTCACACCCGCGCGCAGTCCGTTGAACACCACCCCGATTGAGTTAGCAAATATCTGAGCAGACCCGACCAGCTTGCCGAAGTTGTCGTTTAATGCCGTTGCCGCGTCTGCACTCCAGCGGATCGCAGAGCTGAACAGGTTCGCCAGGCCCGTGGCGATTTTATCCAGCCGACCATCATCAGCCATGAGCTGGATCTGCTCACGGATATCGCGGATCGCCTGCTTAAAACTATCGAGCGCGCCGTTCTGGCTCACGCGCAGGTAAAACGCGGTAATGTCGTCCTTCAGGTTGGACACCAGCCCCGAGAGCGAATCCATCGCCTCAGCGGCTTTGCCGTCGTTGGCTTTCGCGATCTCTGCCAGCAGCAGAGTCATCTCTTTACGGCCCAGCTCACCGGCTGAACTCATCTTTTGCAGCTCTACGGTGTTTTTACCCGTGGCCTCAGCGAGCAGATCCCAAACAGGCACGCCGCGCTCAACAAGCTGCAGGATCTCTTCACCCTGCAGCTTCTGTTTTGCCCACGCCTGACCGATACCATTTACCAACCCGGTCAGGGTCTCATAGCTTCCACCCAGCGCCGCGTTCTGGTCTACTAATGCACGCAGGCTGCCGTTCATCGGGTCAACACCAAACGCCCGCAACTTAGCGAACGACTCCGCCACCTGATCGAGTTGCAGCGGCGTAGACCGCGCAAACTCAGTGACGTAACCCAGCTGCTCTGGCGTCAGCCGCTTGCCTAAATTCTCAAACTGGCTGGCCACCTCAAAGGTGCTTTCGGCCAGGTTAAAAAATGCATCTTTTAATTTATCGACGATCACCAGCGAGCCAACAAACGCCCCGACTTTCGCAATGGTGCCACCGATGCTGGATGTGGTTTTTACTGCCTGTTCGCCTGCGCCCTTTAAGCTGCGCCGCACCTGATTAACGCGCTCAACGTGCGATTTTAATTTACCGTTGGCAAACTCCACTTCGTTCGCGAATTTCTTTTCTGTTGCTGCCAGATCGGTGAGATCACCACCGGCGCTGGTAACGACTTTTTCAAGTTTCTGAACAGCACGGACCGAGCCCTGCCATTCTTTTTTGGCTTCGCGCGCGGCTACCTTAGCCTTCTCGAGCGCAACGCCTAATTCTGGGGTTTTTTCTGACTTAAACGCCTGCTTCAGTTTTTCAGCCTGCAGCTGCGCATCGTCGAATTGTTTTTCAGCCTCTTTGGCAGCTTCGCCAACAGAATCTAGCGACTGCACTGCATCCAGTGCTGTATCGAATTTATTTAAACTGGATTCGAGTTCTGTGGTGCGGTTGTTTAAATCACGTAGATCGTCAGACGCTTCTTTTACGCCCGGAGAAATTGCGTTTTTCACTTGCAGCAGCAGGGAAACGATTTTATTAGCCATGAATTAAATCACTCAGAACACGATAAAAAAGAGGAATAAAAAACCCGCCGAAGCGGGTTTTTGTGGTGCAGTTGTCAAGGATTAGTTGACAGCTCAGACCATTTCGACTTTGGCGAACTTACTGAGGCCAGCCGCCGTGATCGACGGATCTTTCAGCACGTCGCCTGCCAGCGACAAGCTGCCGAAGTCGTCAGAAATAAACCCAAGGCCAGATGTCGGCTCGAATTTACAGCGGTGCATTGTCACCAGTACGGGGTCGTCAGATGAGGCTTCGTTCAAACCCTCGAACACCAGGCGATACTCGTCACCCGAGTTGGTCAGCATCTCAACAGCGTTATGCGCCTTGCTGACGTAGCTCACTTCAATATCCGTTGACGCGCTGATTGAACCTGCGGTAAGGATACGAATACCCGCCGGGCTGAGAGTGTAGTCAGTATCCGCGACGTACGTTGGCGTACCGCCATCACCCGTGACAGTGATCGTCTCAGACAGATCAGGCACCTTGTTGAATTTAACCAGCGCGCCAGGGTACGCGGTATGAGCTTCATCAGTGACGGTTGCCGACGCAATCAGCGACGCATCACCACGCAGCGCAATGGCGATATTTTCAGGCGAAAGCGAGTTGACGTTCATCGTCATCGTCACACCAGAAATACGCGCCACCGAGTCAGCCAGACCGCCGCCCGTCTGCGACGACGACGGCAGCTCTTTCTTGTCGGTATCTACTGAGATTTCAAGTTCCGACACTTCACCAATGGGCAGTAGCCCCTTATCAGTGCCAGTGCGATTTTGCAAAAATACCTGCCCTGCACCCAGGTATGAGTACACAGAATTAGCCATGTTATTACTCCGTTACGGTTTTGGTTTTGCCCGAGTGGGCGGGTTTGAAATGTGATTAAGAGAGTTTTTCGCGCACGGTTAATGTCAGCTCACAGCTGACAACCGCTTTACCGTTACCACGATCAGGGTACGCAATGCTGACGGTGCTCAGCTCTGCCTTCTGCACGACACCGGCAGACCACGACCGCAGCAGCGCCGAAGCCACTTTTAAACGAAAATCATTGAGGTAGGCCGTCATGTCTTCGGCCACTTCCCAATCAATCGCGATATCAATGCCATACGGCTGCGTCCAGATAATCGCACCGCCGTCTGATCGTGTAGTCGCTTCCAGCGCCCAGACAACGACGATGTGCCCCATTTCTGGCTGCACACCCGGGTTGCGAGCCTCTACCGGATCAACAACCGCACCGACCTGATCGACAGCCTCAAGGCGCGCGATCAGCTCAGCATGAGCCGTGTTGAGCTTAGTCATTGAATACCTCATCCAGTAGTTCGTTAAGCGCCGCACTCAGGGTTTCTTGAGCCTCTGACGACACCCGCCCCTCTGGCAGTGCCTGGTACAGAGTCGCCAGTGACGGGCCCATTGCATCCATCAGCTTGCCCTGCCGGTACGTGTAGGTTTTGCCGCGCCTGGTGGTTTTGCTGTTGCGAGTCGATAGCGCTGCCTTACGCTGACTACGGGCGTTGATAAAACCCGCCGCGACTTTGGTACCGCCCACCCAGTCAACAAGGATCTGCGCACGCGTACCACCTGCACCACCAACAACCCGGTGCCTGTAGCTGTAGTCTTTAACCAGGATGCCCGCACCCGAGAAATTAACCCGTGCTGCAGGGTATTTCTTATCGGCTGGCTTGGCGACCATGTTGCGCAGCACAACACTCTGTTTTATGCCTGATTCACGGCTGAGCGCCCCGACCAGATACGACGCCCGCAGAGTACGGGCGGCCGTGGTCGCAGCAGATCGGGCGATAGCGTCACCACGCGCCCCGAGCTTATCGAGCAGCGCGAGCGCATCCGTCATGCCACTGAGGTTTGCTGATTGCACTGCCATCAGACCGGATCCGACCAGCGGACGCGGTGCCAGTCTTTACCGCGCCCCACCGACCAGTCGATGGATTTAAAGCAGTGGTCTGGATCAACCTTGTCCAGCGCCCACGACACCGCGGCATCGATCCAGAGCCAATTAAAAACCGCCGGGTGATGCCAGTACAGCGCCTTACCTAACCGACTTGAGAGCGTCTCGCGACTGTCGTGCCACAACAGCGCATTCACCAGGCGATCAAACGCAATCCAGATGTGATACGCCTTTTTACCGACGAATCGCCGCCAGCGAGGCACTGCCAACATCAGCGCCAGCGGGATACCCGTGAGCGGCAGCATCACCGGAACCAACACCAGCGCCAGTACGACACCGAGGCATAAAAAAACCGCCGAGATGGCGGTTTGAATGATGTTGATATAACACCAACTGACCCTGAATTTCATAATGACTCCTGATCGTTTCGCGGTTGCTCCGCTGAATATTCGCTCAAATTGTCGAGCGACCAATCCGCACCAAGCACAAGCTCAATCGCCAGGTTTGCAGCGTCTGTCATTTCCTCAGGCACAGATGCAGCAAGGGTCGCGTTATCGAACTCGCTGCTCTGGAGCTTGCGCATAAACGTGATAGTAAAATCGATCTTTTCCCACTCAGTGAATAATCGGCGCGAGATCTCGTTACCGGATTCATCAACTCCGCCGAGCAGCGGCTTAAATAACTGATACTCACGAAGAGTTAAATACCCCAGCGGGGTAAACGACTCGCCATCGTCATCGTGAAACAGTTTCCCGCGATAGATATGCATTTCAAACGTCTGCCCGTTTTGAGATACATCCAGCACAGATAGCGGCGAGTGGTTTGCGTAATCAGAATGGATACCGGGAATAACAACAGAGACCATTTGATGATCGGGCAGATCTGCTGCTGTAATCAGGCTCATAGCGCGCCCTCTGCGTACTCAATAACTCTATCTCCGTCACCTACCCAGAAATCATCGCCCGCTTTTCGGGTTATCGTCTCCCAATCACCGGGGAGTACGTTTTCGAGAATTGCGCCTGACCAGTCAGGATCATTCTCGTCAGCAATCGGGGACGCATAATTCCGCTGATAAATAGTATCGGGTTCGTCGAATCTCAGATCAGTGACTAACTCGCCTGTGTTGCGGTCACCGTTTTTCCAAACTTTAAAGCTAAGGACATTTCCAGACATAGTACGAAAAGCTGTGGTGTCCCTCGCCCCTACTACACCGAGACCTACGGCACTAGACAGGTTCCAAGTGTCCGTGAGAAGTATATTTCCATCAACGTACAGGCTAACGACACCACCGGAATATACTACGCGAACATTGTGAAGCTTCCCGTCCGTAAATTTGGAAGTGTCAAAGGCAGACGCCTCCAAGACTGGCGTTACAAAACCAGAAGAGTCATACGCAAACAGCCGGAGTCCAGGGTTCACGTCAACAACTATAGCGGTCTGCTTTTCCAAGACACCCCCAAAGAGTGTTCCTGTACTAGAATCAAATTTTGCGCCCACCCACTCAATCTCAAAATCACTATCAAGCACTTCCGGCTCACTCAACGTCGCAAACTGAGTGCTGTTCATGTTCATAATTGCGCGGGTAATAGCACTCACTCGTCGATAGAACCGATCCGATGGATCTAACGGATTGCGCCAGGGCGACAGGATGCCGCTTTTCTGAATTGCTTTTTGAATCGCCATCAGTACTGGTTCCAACTCACAGTAAATTCAGTACCGGTATCGGCTGGAGTGATGACGACACTCTGCAGTGGCAAATTCGCATCAATCATCAGAATGCCGTTTTCTGGAATGACGTTTTCGCCATCGGCACCCGGATTGCGGGCAGTAGTACAACCCACCGGAACAACAGTAACGGTACATTCGCCCACGGAGCCCTCTGTCGCCAGGGCGATGCCAGTGTAACCGCCGTTAATGTCATCAGCGCTCAACGTGATCGCGCCGGTGTCCGTTTTGCTGCCTGAGAAATTCGTGACTTTCATCGTCGTTATCCGTTGTTAGTTTGATGGGTCGTGTTGCAAAAATGAGATCCAGCAGCGCGTCAGTACGCCGGTACTACGCTCTGGATCAAGTTGTTCTATTCGCCACAGGCTGCCTGCGGCGGTAAATTCGTGATTCACTTTCGGGAAGTAGTGGGCATTAAAGAACTCCGCCTGGCGCCGGGGCTCTGTTGCCTCAAGGTAGCCCTGTTCGCCTTCGGCTTCGGGTATGTAACCCAGCAACGCTACGCGGGTTTCTACTTCGCCACTGGTAGTGGTTACCGTGCACGCGTGCCCACGCAAGGCGTTGGCATTGATGAGCGAATCCATCTTTTTACCGTCGGGATTCGCTGCACTGTTGATGATGTAAACTTCATCACCATTCACTACCGCCAGGCTATGGCCGTTTTTAAAATCTGGTGACCAGCGCGCCCGGATGGTGACGGCATGGCCGATCAGGCCCGGCTCTTTCGGGCCGTCGACTTTGTCTGCCACTACGCCAATCAGGGGCGTTGCGAGCACGTTACCGTCACTGTCACTCAGTGTCGCAGCGGTGTTCAATCTGCCTGCTCGCATGGTTATCGCACCCGGTATGGTTGTATGAGTGAATCAACGTATTTGAGCTTGTTGGTTGCTACACCAACGACCTCAGATTCACGGTGTTCGTACATGGCGCCGATTTGCATCAGCATCCATTTTTTAAGTGGTGACGGCACGGCGGCCGCATCGGTGTAGCCCGCGTTGTATTGCACAATAACGCGCTTGCCGTAAAACAGCGGGCTGATGAGCAGCGCCTGGTCGCCTTTCCACAATTCGAGGTCGCCGCTCGCTACCAGAGCGGCGATGTCTTGTTCTTCGCCGTCGATAGTGACACTGACCAGATCACCCACCGGCCACCGGATGAGATCAAGCTCTGCGGTGGCTTTGGTGTGCAGTTGCTGCCAGACCTGTGGCATGAGTGCCCGGCCCGTGGCGTTTTCTGCACGTTCACGCGCGGCGGCGATCAGCTGCGTCAGCAGGTCGTCGTGCTCGCTGTGGTTGATGCCGCCCCGGTCGGTTTTTACCTGCTCAAGGGTGAGCGGCTCTTCCGACGGCGCGGTAATCAGGGTGATGTGGTCAGGTGTCATGGTCGCGGCCTTATCAGTCGACGATGGTGCCGGTCAGTGGCGTAAACGGCTGGTCTTTGGCGTCTGCGCTCAGCACCAGTATGCCGGTTTTTACGCTACCACCTACGGTGGTGAGCTTGGCGCGCACGTAGCGGAAGCCGTTGTTAACGTCCAGCTCGTTGGCTTTCAGGTTGAGCTGCACTGGTGATTCAGCCACCAGGTCTACAGCGGTACGGCCTTCGATGGCTTTGGCATCGCTGAACGCATCAGTGGTGGCCTGTTCAAACTCAACCGTGCCAGAACCGGTAATGGCGCCAACAGCCAGCACGGCCATGATGTTGATGTGGGCACCCATATCGACCGCGCCCGTTGGATAGGTGCTGTCGGCTGCATGGGTATCGGATTTGAGAGCCGCGATCACTGGCATACGCAGCGATGGTTTGAGATTCGGGTTCATTGTATTGCTCCTGTGCAATAGTGTTTACCGGCACAGCTGGACCGGCAGAGATACTGTTAAACGTTCGGATCAGGGCAGCGGCTCAGGGTGAGCCGCTGGGGTTAGGATTAGGCGCGGGCACCAAGCTGGATGAAGTGAGTCCGCTTGTTCTGTGACTTAGCCGCCGCGTAAGGCTTGTCGAGGAAGGTGTCACCACCCACACGCCAGCGCCAGCGGAACGCCTGTGCCGCCTGGTCAAAATCAACGTGCATTGACTGGGCAAAATCAGGGCCAGACTTGCGGTAACCGAAGTAGTAACCCTCCGGCACGATCAGCTGAACGTCACCTTCCGTTCCCGCTTCTTCTGCGTGCTCATCCCAGATCACCGGGCGACCCTTCAAAAGGGCATCTGTACCTTTGGTCATTGACTGGTCGCGGCTGGAGAAGATCAGCGCATTGTCAGGGCCTTTCATCATTGCCAGCTGCTCTTCGAGGTCCGGGTTGATCAGCCAGACAGCCCGCTTACGAGCAGCTGGACTGAGGTGGCGCAGCATTGCGAAAATGTTAGCAGCCGTGACAGTACCCGCAGTCTGGCCAGTTTCTTTCGCAACCGTGATCATTGCGCCGCTCTTACGATAGCCACGGAGCTTACCCGCACCATCGCCATTGCGGATTGCTTCATTCACCGTCCAGCGCAGCAGCTCAGGTGCTTTAGACAGCAAGCGGTTACCCAAGCGCGGCGCATCTTCCAGCAGATCATCACTGACTGAAACGCGAATCTGAAGCGGGTTAACTTCAACCAGTTTTGAGTTAGTCGCATTCAGCTGGCTCTTTGGCACTTCGCCGCCACCGTTTTCCCAGTAGGCAACCAAACCCTGTGAATTCCACGGGGTGTCGATATTTTTGGGAATGCGAATTGCCTGCGCACCGGTTGGTTCAGAATCAACCATCGACAACAGGTCGCCGTGATCTTCTTCAAATACGTTGATCACCTTATTGCGGATCGCTACCGGGATTTCAAAGCCGTATTCACCGTTGTTGGTCATGTTGTCGCCAGCTACCAGCGTAAGGCGCTCATCAATCGCACCTGTGGCGGCCTTTTTTACAGCCATGAAGTATTCGCCTTCAGACTCAAAGCCGCCCATTGCTTCCAGCTTTTCGTCTTTCGGCTGAGCGTTGCCACCGATCGGTGCAGGCGTAGTTTTGCGACCTTGCAGGGTGCTAGTTTCGGCTTCGAGCGCATCGAACTGTTTTGCCTGGTCGATCTGCTTTTTCAGCTTGCCGCAATCAGCCGCCAGGGTTTCCAGCTCAGTCTCTTCAGCTTCGGTGAATTCACGGCCTGCCGCTTCAGCGCTTTCGCGAATCTCTTTGGCGCGGGCCAGTTTCTTTTGCAGTTTTTCGTGCAGGTTCATAAGAACTCCTTTTACAGGTAATGGTTAGCCCCACCGGCCCGGATGGCAGTGTTGCTGGTTGGTGAAAATCGGGTTTAGTTAGCTGATGTTATGTTCGTATCTGGCGAACATTTCAGCGGCCTGAGCGCGGGTCATGCCGTTACGTGGCTGGCTGCGTTTGGTCAGGCTGTTGAGGGTTGTTTCCAGTGACTGAATGCCATCGATCAGGCCGAAGCCTTCTGCTTCGTGTGCGAACCAGCTGCGGCCATCAGCCAGCGGCTTGAGGTTTTTTTCATCCATGCTACGACCAGTGATGATGACGGCCAGAAATTCTGAATACAGCTGATCTACCACGCGCTGCACTTCTGCCTGTTGGGCCTCAGTGACGGGCACGCCTTCAAGCCCGGTTGACTTGTGTTCACCGGTATCGACCTTGATGACTTTGATGCCAGCGTTGTCGTACATTTTGCTGGAATCCCACAGCACAGTACGCACGCCAATGGAGCCAATAGTATTCATGCGGTGACTGGCGTAGATGGCAGTGGCTGGCGCGGCGATGTGGTAGCCCGCGCTGGCCAGGGTGCCTTCAATCTGCACCGTAACGGTTTTGTCTTGCACCGCTGCGGTAATTTCGTCGGTCAGCTCGTGCATTCCGCGCACGTCACCACCCGGCGTGTCCGACAGGATCACGATGTGATCAATACTGGCATCCAGTCGTGCCGCCCGCACCGCAGCACGCACATGCGCTGTGCTGCTGACGTAGCTGGATGGCCACGGGTACGATTTGAGCATGATGCCACGCACAGGGATGATGGCGACGTTGTCACGCACCATGACGGGCAGGCCGTCGCGCTCTGCATCGGCCACTGGCCCGGCGCTGATCGCTGCGTATGGCTGCGCTTCAGGGTTGGCTTGACGCTCTGCCGCCAGCAGGCCCGCCAGCGAGTGGAGCTGACATTCACCCATGGCGCTGATGCCCCAGACTGCTGTTTGTTCAATCATTGCCGGTTCCTGTTTTCTGTTGGATGGTGTTGCCGTTTTTGACGGCTTGTTCAAGGCTGACCATGTTGAGCGGGACCATTCGCAGGTCGCCACCCTCAACCTTGTTGCGATCTTCAAGGCTCAACACATCGTTAATGGAGTACACCCCACGATCCAGCATGGTTTTGTAATACTCCTGCCGTGTTTTCATATCGCCGCGCAGCAGGCTGTTGAAGTTGATTTTGTTGTAGAAGTTGCCACGCAGCAGTTTGGCGTTAACTTCCATTTCAAGGCGCACCGCCCACCGCATCAGGCAGTCGGTGACGTATTCAATGTTCTGCGCTTCGATATTACTGTTGGTGCTGCGCTCAAGGTCTGCCAGCTTGTGTGGTGGCACACCGTACCAGCGACAAATTTCAGTAACACCGAACTTGCGCGACTCAAGAAACTGGCTGGCCTCTGGCGGAATGCCGATGGCCTTAAAGGTCTGGCCAGGCTCCATGATTTCAATGCCGCCATGATTGGCCGCACCACGGTGCGATTTAGCCCACGTCTTTTTCTGGTTGCGCGCGGCGTCCGGGCCCCATTCTTCTGGCTGCTGAGCTTCGTCTTTCCACTCAATAACCCCACCAGGGATGGCGCCGTTACCGAAAAATGCCGCTGCGAATTGCTCCATTGCCAAGCCAAGGCTGATGCATTGTTTTGCAAACATGATCGGGCTGAGACCCACGACACCATCAACGCTGAAGCCTTTCAGGTGCAGCACGTCTTGAGGACGCAAATAGGTATTTGCAGCCCCGCCGTTGCTGATTTCGTACACTAACCGGCCTGCAGAATCACGGGTTGGGTTAACGCGATCCCATTCAATTTGCCAGAGCGCACCGGGCTCACCACTGCGGACACGATCAATCTCTGCCAGGCCGTTACCGCCAAGCAATGCAGCCGCGATGAGCGACTGTTTAAAATCGAATGCATTGGTCTCTGGATTCGCCTGACGGTACAGCAGATGATCAACCGCGTGGCCTGAAGCAACTTCGCGCTTTTCACCTTTCTGCTCATGCACACGGTGCGGCATCATCGCGATGTGCTCACTGACCAATCGCACACAACCCCACACTGCGGAGTACGTCAGTGCGCTTTCTTCATTGACCGCCACGCCCGCAATCGGCTTGCGAAACGTAAAACCGAACAATCCACGGCCCGCAGGGGATCCAATAGGATCAACACCCGTCTTCCGGGCATCGAAATTCAGGCCAGCGCCGATTCCCTCGAAGAGGCTCATTCAGCACCCCCGCGAGCCATCAGCAGACCGAGCAACAACAGCAGAATGCCGACAGCCAGCATCGCAGGACCAGAACCCAGAATCTGATACACACCGCCGCCGATCAGGCCCAGTGAGACCAGTAGAATGAGGTCCACTTTCTTGAGCGGGATACGGATTTTCGGGAGTTTCAGGTTCATAGTTCACCGTCTGCGTAAATCGACCGCCGCCGCTTTTTCGCTGGCAGTTTGATCATTACGCCAAGCGCCATGATCAGTGCCACTGCGGGGTCAATTTTCTCTTTAATTTTGGATTTATCCGGCTTGATGTCAGCCGCCGGGTTGATTTCGGCAACCAGGTTACCCATCGCCCAATACAGCAGCGGGTTGCTGTATTCGATGGTGCCGTTCAGTACGCGCACCATGAGTTCCTTCATTGGCGTAGACATGGAGGCAAAGCCCTGACCGAATTCGATCATTGGCGCACCATCGTTCAGCATGTCGTTGACCAACTGGTTGGAGTTCCAGCGGTCGAAGCCAACGCCCGAGACGTTGAAATAATCCAGTGCCGTTTTAAGATCTCGCTTTATGTACTCATAGTCGACGGTCTCACCCGGCACCACTTGCAGGTGTCCAGTGAGAACGAACTTTTCCAGCGACTTATCACCCTTTGCCAGACGCCGATCCAGAGCACCCTGAGGCAACCACGCCCGGACAAATGTACGGGTTTTCTTCTTATGGGTGATGGTGAATGACAACGCAGTGATGTCTTCCACCGCTGATAGATCAAGACCACCCCAAGCATCTGCGCCTTTAAATTCGTCGTTGCCATTCCACGGCGCCTGGTCGTCGTAATCGACCTCGCAGAGTTTGAACTTTTCGAGGTTCATCCACTTAGCTTCACCGCGCACGCGGATATTCAGCTTCTTCGTCAGAAACTCAATGCGTTCCGTCGGTATCTCTTTAGCCATACGGCACTGCTGACGCATATCGTCAGGATCAACCGACACACCCCAGTTCGGGTTTGCCTTAATCCACTCTGATTCGTCGTCCCATATTTCAGGATCATCCAGTGTGTAGATGATGGCGAAATAATCGTCATCCTCAACAGCACCTTCCAACACTCGCTGAGCGTAGTCCTGCTGATCACTGTCTACGCCGTCGGGGATATAGCCCTCTGTAGTAATTGCCCAGATCAACGGCTGCTTTCGAGCACCGCGCGCGGATTTGATCACATCCCATACGGCTGACGTTGGGTGTGCATGCAGTTCGTCGATGACGCCGTAATGGACGTTGAGGCCGTCCATCGATTTACTGTCTTTACTCAGAGCTTGCAACCGGCCCCGGTTTTTAGGACACACAACCCGGTCCGCGTAAGCACGTATCATGCTGCTGAGTTTCGGACTCTGCTCCAGCATGGCCAGAGCAGCGTCATACAGCTCTTTCGCCTGATCGCGCTTGGTCGCTGCAGAGTAAACACGCGGACCACCTTCGCCATCTGCCAGCAGGCCATAGTTCGCTATAAACGCGAGCTTGGTCGACTTCCCGTTTTTCCGGGCCACCTTCTCGTATACGATCCGGAACCGACGACGACCATCAGAACGCATCCAGCCGAACACATTGGCGACGATAAAACACTGCCAGCCTTCCAGTTCCAGCGGCAGGCCAGCATACTCACCTTCGTACTGACGACAGTAACCAGAAAACCGAAATACCCGAGCCGCGGCGTTTTCGTCGAAATACAGGCCGCGATCACCGCCGGTTTCCAGATCTGAATACCAGCGCTTAACCGCCAGCTTCACCCACTTGCAAGCGGGTATCTTTTCATCCCGAATATCAGCAGCGTACTGGTACGCCATGTCGAGATACTTGCGGCCCAGATCAACGGCAGGCACTGCCTTGACCGTTGCGGCTGTCATAGATCAAGCATCCCTTGATTCGGGTTTTCTATCTTGATCGCCTGACGCGCACGAGGGGTCAGGCCAAGCTGACCTTCAAGTTTCAGCAACTGTTCAGCGGCCTGCTTGCGCATAATTGCCTCTACCGACATCTGGCGGGCACCCGTGGAAAAGGTCTGAATAGAAGCCTCACCACCACCCTTCTGACATTTGGTATTCCAGTGCTGCCACTCAATGTACGTCACCACGTAGCGGTGAAATACAGAGAGATCAATTTCAGACAGAACACCCATATCAACGAGCTTCTGACCGAACTCATCCCAGAATTGAGATTCCTTAGCGCGTAGCCCTTTAGGCTTATCAGGGAGACCAGACACAACACCCTGATACAACTCTTCACCGCCAGCCTGCTGAGAGCCTGCAGCGTTTTGAGTTGTAGCGGATTTTTTAGGCTCCAGCGGCACGACGGCTGCTTTTTTACTGTCAGCCATACATACCTCACATACAAAAAAGCCCGGCGATAAGCCAGGCCATTACGTCACTGATTCATCAGCAACTTAAACAGAGAGAGGTCACGACATACTGACGTTTAACCCCCCCCCTCAAAATTAGAAATATCACACGGTGCCT